TTGGTTGGCTGGAATCTTCACGAAACTTGGGGGATGAAAGAACAGGTCTTTAAACTTCAACAAGGACAAGAAGTTTTATCTAAACAGATTAAAAAGAACTCTGCTTTTGTTAAACAGAAACTTAAACAAATAAAAAAGAAACAGAATAAAAAGACTATTGATAAACAAATTAAGAAGAACAATAAAAAGAAGAAGAATAAAAAGAAGAAAGAGAATATCGAATAAATCGTATGCTTGGTTTCTTAAAAAACGTAGGTGGTATGGTAAGAGGAGATGAAATTCAGGACATTAAAATTATTAAGAAAACAAAAGAGGGAAAGACAACAAATGGAGAGAACACATAAATGGGTTAGATATATAACCATATTCTTATTATGTTGTTTATTATTGGCTGTAGTTGGCTGTGAAAATGTTAAACATAAAATAGGCATCACTACTAAACCTTTTCAGTCTGGAGAATCTTTTGAAAATTCTACAAAACTGAATTATTCTATTATTTTTGGCAAGATTAGAGTTAAAAAATCTGACGGAACAGAAGATGATGATTAAGTATGTCCTTATCTTTCAAATATGCTCATTATTTACCGGACAATGTTTTACACCTCTAACTGACCATAAACCCATAGATACGTGGACTGGCTGTGTTGAAAAAGGTCAAGAAACTACCATGAAGATTATTGAAGCTGATCCTATTCGCTTTGAAAGTATGAAATTAATTGTTAAGTATTGGTGTAATGAAGATAAGTCTAACAAAAGCCCAGCATCAAGTAAGTCAATCGAAAAAGAGATTTAGAGTTTTAATATCAGGTAGAAGATTTGGTAAGACTTATCTCTGTATTACAGAGATGATGAAGTATGCTACCAAGCCCAATCAAAATATTTGGTATGTTGCACCCACCTTTAAGATGGCTAAAGAGATATGTTGGTCTAATTTAAAAGTTCTTCTAAACGAGTTTAATTGGATAGAGGATTTAAACGAAACGAACCTGACTGTCCGAATTAAGAAATCCAATAGCACCATTAGTTTAAAATCAGCAGATCAACCTGATGCTTTAAGAGGTACAGGAATTAACTTTTTAATATTAGATGAGTTTGCCGATATAGATAAACGTACTTGGTTTGAAGTTTTAAGGGCTTCTATTTCCGATACTTTGGGAGATGTTTTATTTACCGGTACTCCTAGAGGGTATGGAAACTGGTCTTATGAAATGTATCTTAAAGGAAAGCAAGATCAGGAATGGGATAGCTTTCAATTTACTACATTACAAGGTGGTATGGTTAATAAGCAAGAACTTGAACAAGCCCAGATGGATTTAGATGTTAGAACTTTTAGGCAAGAGTTTGAGGGAACATTTGAGAACTATGCCGGTTCTGTTTATTATAACTTTCATCCAGTCGAGAATAGTATTGATAAACAAATTGATTGGAAGAAACCCTTACATATTGGTTTAGATTTTAATGTTGATCCCATGTCAGCTTGTATTGCACAAATTGAACAGGAAAAAGTTTATTTCCTAGATGAGATTATTATTTATTCAAGTAATACTGATGAAATGTGCCAAGAGATAAGAGATAGGTATGGAACAAAGCAACCTATTTTTATTTATCCTGATCCAGCTTGTCGTCAGAGAAAAACAAGTGCTGGAGGTAGAACGGATTTAAGTATTTTACAAAATGCTGGGTTCAAAGTTAAAGTAAAACACAAACACCCAGCAATACGAGATCGAGTCAATGCAGTTAATTCTAGACTCAAAGATTCTTTAGGCAAACGTCATGTTTTCATTTCACAATCTTGCAAAACATTGATAAAAGGATTACAAAGACAAATATACAAGGAGAACACAAATATTCCGGACAAGGAAGAGGGTTTCGACCACATGAACGATGCTTTAGGGTATTTAATAGATTATATTAAACCTTTGACTTTACAAGCACCTTTCAATATTCCTCAAAGATGGAACGTTAAGAAGCAAAGAAAATATGGCATACACCAGAGAACAGGCACTCGATACTCATAAAGATTACAAAGAAACTGTAACGAATTGGGAATATTTTATAAGAAGTTATAATGGTGGTTATGACTATATGACTGGTCAATATCTTAACCGGTATAATTTAGAATTAGACAACGAGTTTAATCAAAGACTTTTAAACACTCCTTGCGACAATCATTGTAAAAACATTATTCAAATCTATTCATCTTTTCTTTTCAGAGTTAAGCCGACAAGAGAATTAGGAGATATGACTAATGAAGCAAGTTTAGAAAATTTCTTAAAAGATGCTGATTTAGATGGCAACAATTTTAACTCTGTTATTAAACAGGCACAAAATTATTCAGCGATCTATGGTCATTGTTTTTTAATTTTAGACAAACCGAAAGTAACGACTAACACCAAAGCCGATGAGTTAGCACAAGACATAAGACCTTACCTTTCTATTGTAACTCCTGAAAATGTTTTAGACTGGAACTACAAAAGAGAAGTCAATGGAAAATACTCATTGGATTATTTAAAAGTGCGAGAAGAAGTAGATAAAAGTGGAGGAAGCTATATAAGACTTTGGTTTCCTGATAGGATTGATACCATCTATGTTTCCTCACAAGGAACAGAACCGAAACTGATAGATACTGCCGATAACCAGATTGGCAAGATACCAGCAGTTATCTTATACAATTCCAAATCGCACAAGAGAGGGATTGGTCAATCTGACTTAACTGATATAGCTGATTTGCAGAAAGCTATCTACAACGAGTTCTCTGAAATAGAACAGTTGATTAGATTAACAAATCATCCCTCGTTAGTTAAGACTCCATCGGTTAATGCTTCTGCTGGTGCTGGTGCAATAATAGAAATGCCGGAAGAGATTGAACCTAATCTTAAACCTTATCTATTACAGCCATCAGGTTCAAACCTACAATCTATCATGGACTCGATTTCAAAAAAAGTAGAATCCATTAATAGAATAGCCCATACCGGTGCAGTTAGAACAACCAAGACACAAGTATCATCAGGCATCGCTTTACAAACAGAATTTGAATTACTTAATGCACGACTATCCGAAAAAGCCGATAACTTGGAACTTGCAGAAGAACAATTATTTAGAATCTATGCCTTATTCCAAAACACAAAATTTGAGGGAGAGATAAACTACCCTGATTCATTTAATATAAGAGATTACTCAACCGACCTTATGTTCTACCAACAAGCCAAAGCTATTAATGTTAAATCTCCTACATTAAGCAAAGAGATTGATAAAGAAATTGCTAGGGCTGTGGTGGATGATAACGAACAACTAAATATTATCTTTGACGAGATAGATACCAAACCAGAAGTAGGCGAATTTACCCAAGACGAAGTAGTTAAAGAAACAGTCGAAGAAGAAGCGGTATAAGGCGACCTTTTCAGATCGCCTTATTTTAATAGTTATTGATTTGACTCTGATCTAATAGAAATGCTATGCGGCTTTTCTTTTCTTACACCAACAGTAAGAATATCATCAAAATCAAAATAACAATAAGTATCATTTTCAACTAAAACTCTAAACCAATTACCTTTATGTTCTAGTTTGCCTTTGATACAAATTGAAGTTATCCAAGCATCATCAGCATTTAATTTATGACCAGCTTGTGACCAATAGACTTTAACAATTTTACCAACAAGTAATTTGTCAATAGTCATTAAGTCATATTCTTTAGAACCAAGTCCACCATGACCTTGTATTCCACCATGACCAGATGGGTCTAAAGACTTATCTTCAAACATTATTAAATTATTAATCATTTTTTTACACCTCCTTTCTGCCATATTTAATTTTCCAAATTATAAACTTCTCATCCTGACTCAATTTCTTTTCATCAAGTTCTCCATGCTCCAGCTTTTCAAGAAGTTCTGCTTTTCTATTTTCTTCTTGAAATTCTTTTTCTTCTTCTGGAGTTAATTGATAAACAGGAGTCAAAGGAATATGTGCATAACATCTTTTGACATATTCCCTCATGTCATGTTCATAACAAGGTAATAATAATATCTCGTTATTTTTTGTTATCATTTTTTTTCTCCATAATTATTATTTATATGTAATTATATCATGCCCACTTTTTCAAAATGCTCTAGAAGTAAGCAAAGTGGATTAAGGCAAAAAATAAGTCGCATGGCAGTAGGCGATATTTATTTTTCGTAACTATTGTTTTGATTTTTTGAGTTTTCATTTTTTTTATGATACACAAATGTTTATGGCCGATATTACCCAAGAAATGACAGCTTATCGAATCAAGCAAATTGAGTTTGCTGAAGCTGAATATTACGAACAACTTACAAAAGTTTTAGATAAGATAGAAAATGATATAACTTCTCTTGCCAATAAATCTTTACCCACAACAGATGGAAAGCTAATTGAGTTAAGGGCGGCTATTGCTATACGACCACAGATCAAAGCTATCCTAGAAAGAGAATATCTAGCTTGGTCAGATACAGTTGTTAGACAAGGATTTAACAAACAAGCTAAAAGAGTTGAACGAGCATTTAAAGCAATAGGAAAGATACCAAAAGAATTTCAAGAACTAACAAAAGGCGACTTGGCTTTAATACAAAATTTAAAACAACAATACTTTACTCAATTCAAAGACATCTCCAATACCTTTACAAGAAAGTTAGCAGATAAGGTTTATCAGAATACTTTATTAGGTTCTGAATTTACTGTTTTAGAAAAAGAGTTAAGACAAATCATTAATGGTATTTATGCCAGTTCTAATGATCCTGAAATTAATAGATTAGTTAAGTTTATCAAAAAGAATAAGAATGTTAAACGTATGCAATCAAAGGTTGATACTGCTGTTGCAACATTACAATCTAAATTTGCAAGAGATAGGGCTGGAGAGAACATGAAACGATATGCTGGACAGCTATTAAACGATTCATTAAGGGATTTTGATGCAACATTGAATTTTAATAAGTCTAATGATGCTGGACTGACTTATGTTAAATACTATGGAGATATTATTCCAACCACAAGAGAGATTTGCAGAAATTTAGTAAATGGAGTATATAATAAACGAAAAGGTGGACTTTTTACAATTGATGAAGTCAGGCGGCTTTGGAACAGCACTAGCTGGGGTGGAAAGAAATCGGGAAACCCTTTAGTAGTTCGAGGTGGTTATAATTGTCGTCATCAATGGTCTTATGTCAATCCAGATTGGTATGACAAACAAGGCGAACTTATAATATAAAGGAGAAAATATGCCAGAAGAACAACCAAAGGTTACTGTACCTGAAACACCAAAAACAGAAACACCAACAGAAGAAGTAAAAGCAGAAGCAACAAAAGAACAAACTTTTAACCAATCACAGCTTGATAATATAATCAAATCAAGACTCGAAGCTGAAAACAAGAAACATCAAAGAACATTAGAGGATGCAAAGAAAGCAGAGCAAGAAGCTTTTAAAGAAAAAGAAGTTAAGGAAGCTAAATCAAAAGCAGAACTTGAAAAGCTTATGCAACAAAGAATCGCTGAACGAGATACAGAAGTTTTGAAATACAAAAATGCTCTTAAAGAAGAAAAGATAGATAACAATTTATTATCTGTTGTATCTCAAAACCAAGCTATCAATCCAAAGCAAGTGGTTTCTTTGCTTAAAGACGAGATTAAATTAAATGATGATAACCGAGTAGAAATACTTGATAATAATTCTAATATTCGATATAACGAAAAAGGAAACCTTTTAACAATCGAAGAGAGAGTTAAAGAATTTTTACAGGCGAATCCACACTTTTCCGTAAGTGGTAAATCTGGAACAGGAAGCCAGAGTTCAGTCGAGGGAAAAACTGTCAAACCTTTTAAAATCAGTGAATTAAACTTGGATAGGCCAGAAGATCGAAAGCGATATGCTGAATATCGCAAAGAACGAGATTCAAAACCTACTCAAATTAACTTAAACAAATAACAATAAAGGATAACAACAATGGCCAACGAAACAACAAGTTCCACATTATCGGAACTATATACGGAGATCGTAGCCGAAGCTTTATTTGTGGCAAGTGAACGTTCACTAATGCGTGGATTGGTCAAAAACTATGCTATTTCCGGTGGCGGAAAAAGTGTAGAAGTACCAATTTATGCTGTTGTGAGTGCCGCGGCTGTAAGTGAAGCAACTGATTTATCCAATACTGCAATCAACCCATCTTCTGTTACGATAACAGCAAGTGAAGTTGGTCTAATGACAACATTAACAGATTTAGGCAGAAATGCCTCTCCTAGAAATGTTGCCGCTGATATTGGTAAATTGTTCGGTGAAGCTATTGCTAAAAAAATAGATACAGATTTAACAAGTCTATTTGATGGC